TTGATTATAGAGATGGTGACTATAACTATAATACTTCTTCTAACACTAATACAGAACAGTTAAAAAAAGAAGTACAAACTGGCGTTGATTCAACAGGAAAGCCTATTATGAAAGTTTATAATTTTACAAAGACTACCACAACTGNTAATAATATAAGTAATGATATTACAATAAAAAATACAGTAAATAATGTAAAATATTCAGGAGAAGTTCCACCAAGTTCTGAATATAGAAATTCAGATAATAAGGCTCTAGGTTCTAATGAATTAAAGAAGAAGGTAGAAGAAAAGTTAAAAAAAGAAGTAAATGGACATATTGATTCTATGATAAAGGACTTAAAAAGAATATAGCTAAAGAAAATTAAAGCTTAGCTATTCAAAAAGAATGTGTTTTGTGATATAATACATTCTTTTTTTATTTTTCTTTAATTTCAAATAGTTTTTATTATATAAAAATAGTGTTTGTAGGCTACTTGTTGGCTATGTAAAAAAAGAGGGAGTTTTTTTATTGAAAAAATGGTATAATAAAAAATAAAAAAGGAGTGATAATATTATGGAAATAAAAAAAGAATATATTTTAACAAAAATAAATTCACAGCTATATTAATAATCAAATAAAAAATAGGAGAATTTATAATGAAAAAATTTGTCGAGCAATATGATATTCATATGTCACCAGATAAAATTAAAATGGGAATTCAATTAAGAGAAAATCTTTTAATAGAACTTTATGAGTATAGAATAAAAGCTATTGAGAACTATTTAATGGCAAGACTTCAAGAGGAAGTAAATAACTTTGATAAAGCTTCTAAAATAGATAAAATTTTAATTTCTATAATTGGTTTTGCTAATTCATCTAATTTTGTAAAAATAGAAAAAACAGTAGTATATGATAATGAAAGAGAATTTCAAAGAGTAGTTTTTGAAATAAATACAACGAATATGGAACTCGCAAGATTTGGAATAGACTTAGAAAATGATACATTTAACATTATAAAAGCAATAGAAAATCAAATAAATGAAGAAAAGTAGGAGGATAATTTATGAATAAAATAAACATTAAAAATGAATTTTCAGAAGTTGATTTAATGAAAGGTTCTAACACTATTAAAGAAATAATTGAAGAAACAACAACAAAAATAGAATTTTTTAGAAATAAAATGTTGTTTATAATTTCTTATTTAGATATAAGGATAGAAGAAGAAACTCAGGAAAATATAAAAAAAGATGAACTTATTGAATTTTATAGGTTTTTAAAAAATGAGATAAATTCATTATATGATTCAAGATTAGGAAATTCTTTTCATGATGTACAAACAGGAACATTAAGAACTTCCTTATCTCTTAGAGTTACAACAAACGAATTAATTAAATATAATATTAATTTTTCAATGCCAATTAATTCTATTTTAACTTTGATAACTACTCAAGAAAATTTAATAATATTAAAATAAAAGCCCAGCTAATAACTGGACCTTTTTTATTACATCTCATTTCTTAAAGTTTGTAAAAATTCTATATATCCCTCAGTACCATATGAATAATCTCTATCATAGATACTATCCATTTTTTTATTTTTATCCTCCATAACTCTATCTAAGAAATTATTAAAATCATCAACTTGATCCTCTCTTATAAAATTATTTAAAAATGCTTCTCTTTCTTCTTTAGTATTTAACTCGTTAAATTCATTCATGGCAATTATAATTGTTTCAGGGCTTTCTATTTCAGCATAAGCCATAACTGCATGGAAAACAAGTTTATTATCCTTATTCATTTTAGTAAGTTGTGCTTGATAGTCCATACCATATTCTTTTAACTCTTGTTCCCTTTCTTCTACTGTATCAGCAGTTGAAAGAATTTGATCAAGTTGCTCATTCCTTGCACCATATTCAGCTAATTCCATAATTCCACTAGCTAAAGCAATTTTAGCTTCTTGTGGAGTATCTTCTTTAAATTCTCCAAATCTTTCAGTTTGCTCAGGATGTTTTTCAAAATAATCTTGATAGTTTGTTTTTTCTTTCAACACACTATCAAAAGTCTTTTTACCACTTTCATATAAAAGTCCTAGACCAGCAAGTCCTAATTTTTCTATTGGTAATAATCCCTCGTCTTGTTCAGCTTGTGCCTTTTCTTTATATTCATATTTCCATTTTTCTTTTAAATATTCGCTTGCTGTATCAAGTCTATTAGGTATATTCTTTTCAAATTTAATATTGTCTATACCTCTTGAAACTGCATTAGGAGAAGCTATATATAAAGCTCCATAAACTATTTTTTGTATAGGAGATAAACTTGAGGACATATCTCTTTTCAAACCTTTAAAATTTTGATTGAAGAAACTAGCAACAACATTCTCTCCACCCATTGTAATTTCAAGCCCAGTATTATCAACTAGACCTGTTTTAATTACATCAATAACAGTATCTGCAACTTCTCCATGCATTAAGGCATCCATTTTAGCTTCTATCATTTCATCTTTTGATGTACCTGTTATTTTACCAGTTAACCACCCAACACCATATACAAGCCCTGCTGTTTGTAATGCTGTTGTTCCTGAATTTAAAATTCTTGAACTTGCTTTCCATTCAGATAAACCAGTAAAACTTGTTTTATTTAATGATAATTTACCATCATTTAAAAATCTATATCTTGTAAGACCATCACTATCAATATACGTTGTTAGTCTATCAAATGTTCTTGTTAATAAATTCATATTATACATTCTAAACATACCATTAAAATTAGCCCAAGTTCTGCTAACAAAACTATCTGCCTTTAATCCTACTGTATGTCCACTAAAAGCATTTAATTCTTTTCCATTTATATCAGCAAATTGTTCAAATAAACTTTTCACAGTAGATGTATTATTTCTATCTTTTACAATATCTAATAGCCCTGTAACACTGTTTGTACTTAGTATATCATCTTGAATAGTTTTCAGTTTTATATTATCATCTATGCCCATATCAAATAGAACCTGTTTCATAGTAGGTGTAACATCTTCTATTTTAAATTTTGTAAACTCATCATACATAGCATTGGCTGTAAAATATTCAGCCAAAGCTATTCTTTGTACATCAGAAGCTGTTTGACCTTTTGCACCTAATTCGCCAGCTTTTTTTAAAGCATTAGATTTTGTATAGCCCCTCATATCAATTTCAGTTTCCATAACTTTATCAATATAAGCTTCTATCTGTAATCTTTCAAGAGGGTTAGTTATAGTATCTAAATCAATATTTTTTAGATTTTGATATTTCTTAGCAACATTTTTAGTGGCTCTTGTCATTTCTTTTGAACTTTGTAAAACTCCAACTCTTTCATTAAAACCTAAATCTATAAGACCTGAGTTAATTCTTTGTTTATTAGTTGCTATTTCTTTAAGATAGTTTAAATTAGACAAGAATTTATACATCATTAAATTTCTTGTATTATACATAACTTTTCCACTAACCGAAATATCTGAGAATTTTCTTGTTGATACATCAGCTCCTAATTCGAATAAATGCTGCGATTCATTTTCTATGGCATTTTTCAATGTTTTATTGTTTTGCACATACATATTTTTTCCAGTTGATGTATTATGATTAGCTTCTATTCTGTCATAATTCCCATTTAATCTATCTCTTAATGCATTAAGCCCGCTCTTTTCATCTATAACTTGCTTGTAAATTCTGTTTAAGGAATTAACAGGCTCTACTTCTGCATTTATTTCATTTAGAAAACCATCAAGCCAATTCATAGATTTTATCTCATAATTCTCTATAAATGCTAAATTTTTCTTACTTAATTTTTTCCCATCTATTTCTTTTTGTTTCAATTTAAAGTAGTTATCTATTTCTGGTAAAGGTGCATTTTGAACTGCAACATCTTTCCAAGTTTTACTTTCATAATCTACCAGTTTTCCATTACCATTTTTTCTTATATCAAGCGTTGTCCCATTAATATCATTTCTTAATTTCTCAATGATATTATGGTCATCTAGTATATATACTCCTGCTGCATCTCCAACCTTAAACTGTTTGGCTTGAGCTTCTGTCAAATAAACTTTCTTTTCAGTATTTTTTAATATTTCATCAACCACAACTTTTTTTGCATTTAAGTCATCAGTGTCTATTGCTAATTTTAAATTTGACATAGCTTGATTTTTATCATAGACAATATCAAAATTATAACCTTTTTGAGATAGGTTATTTCCATATTTTAAATTAGTGTATTCGTCTGCAATATTTCTAAATTCATTAGCATAAGGTATTAAATTTTCAGGAATATCTTCATAGCCTCTTATCATTCCTTTAAAAGTTTTTCCATTGATATTATTTTCAGTTATGATAAGTTCGTTTAAATCTCCTATACGAGAAAAATTAGCACTACCTCCATTTTCCATATGAATATAAGCAAGTTTACTTTTATATTCAGCTGTTAATTGTTTAGAGTTTAGTTTAATTTTATTCTTAATGGGTTTTAATGTTTTACTTAAAGAGTCTTTTGCATTTATATCATTAACTATTTTTTTTTCAGGAACTTTCCCATTAAATATTCTTTCTTCAAATTCAGCATTGCTCTCTTTGTTTTTAATTATATTTTGTCTTGAAAGTTCTTCTTTATGAATTTTTTCAATTCTTTTTTCAGTTACATTGGTATAGAAATCATCAACGTCTTGAGAAAAATTTTTACCTCTTTCAATACTTACTGTTTCCTCATTTTCCAATCTTTCAGCAAGTTCTATGACTGCTTTTGGATTAGTTGCTCCTGGTCCATATTTATTAACTTCATTTTGCATTACTTCAAGTGGAGTTTTTGGTGTTTCTTCAATTGCATTTGATACAATATTTCCAGATACATCAGTATTTGAATTTTTTAAGTTATTTAGCTTTTTAGAAATGTATTTTCCCCCAATTTTAGTTGCTCCATGTATTATTACACTTGTAGCTGCACCATATCCATATTCTTTTATATCATCTTTTGTGAAATCTTTTATTTCTTTCCCTTCAATTTCTGTTTTTTCCCATGTTGTATCAAGAGCACCTTGGACTAAGTCCCAAGCTAAATTTTTAATAAATCCATTTGGATTATACCAATTTGTAGGTGAAGCAACACCTTCTAATATATTTTGAAATAACATGATTCCTTTATCTATTTTTGAATCATTGTTCAAAAATTTCATTCTTTCTTCTCTGTTCTTTTTTATATAATTAATAGCTTCTTTTCTTACTTGTGAATTTCTCCAACCATTATTTTCAGTTTGTTTTTTATACTCTTGATAGATTTTTTCATAGTCATCTCCATATTCCATATAAAGAGCTTCAGGGTCTGGCTGAGTAAAAATATCAGCTATTTGAGTAACACCTTTTACTAAACCAGTTCTTATAGGATTAGATATATTTCTTTCAATTCCTTTAACTAATGATGTATTTTTTAAAGAAATAGGGTTTTCTATATTTTTTTTTCTTTGCTCTTGAAAGTTTTTTCTTTGTTCTTCACTTACAATTCCTGTCATTCCTTTTTTTTTATCAAAAATATCTTTTAAAATTCCCATAGTTCTCCTTATCTTAAATATCCACCCATTTTATTTTTCTTTGTGTTTGCAGTATTTGTTTTTTTGTTTTGAGTAGGTTTAGTCCCTTTCAAAACTTTACTTGCATTTATTAGTCTTTTTCCCTCATCTGTACTAAGTTTTTTTAAATAAGGTTGCATTGTAGTTGAGTTAATATCTCTTGCTGTAAAACCATCATCTTTCATAACTCCTATTATAAAACTTTTTAATTGTGCATCTGCATATACTGGGTCAGATGAAAATTCTTTTTTTAAATCTTCCCATTCACTATAACCATCATCATTCCATATCCAACCCTTTTCAGGTTTATTAATATTTATATTAGTGTTATTCCCTTTGCTATTTTTAGTAACTCTTTCGGCTTGATAAAGTTCTGGGTATTCTCTACCATAAGCATAAGGGATAGGATTTTCTTTATCAGCATATTGCTTTATATAAGCATTTACTTTTAATTCTTTATCTGGACCATTATAATTTTTAAATAATTTTTCAGCATAATCTCTAACCATATTCTTCGCTTCAACCTCTGACATTTTACCATTTTCTATTTGTGCATTAATATTTCTTCTTAAATTAGATATTTGTGTTTTGTCAAATATGTTTACCTCATTATAATTATCTAAATCTCCAGCAGAAGCCCAATCAAAATCAACTGTACCATTTGCTATATCTTCATCTGTCATATCTCTTCCATACCTTTTCTTAAACGACTTTCTTACATCAGAATATTTTTCACTTCTTAGAGTTTGATTCATTTTTTGATTTCTCAGATATAATCTTTGCATTTGTTTTTCTGCTCTAATTCTTTCTTTTTCTATTCTTTTTTCTTCTTTTTGAATTTCAATTATTTGAGATTTAATTCCTTTTAAGACTGATTTAGTTTCCCCTTCAAATTGAATCTTTAAATATTCTTTTGCTGTTTTTTCATCATTTCCTTTGTAAAATTCCATAGTAGTATCAACTAAATCATTAACAATTTTTTCATTATCCATATATGCTATTATTTTATTTATTTCAACTTTCTTTTGTTCAAGACTCATAGAACTATTTTGAATTTCCATTATTCTATTATTAAGTCTTGCTACTTCTGTTCCACCAATGTTTTTACCTAACATTACAATTTTTTCTTCTTCTGACATTCCAGAAAGTTTAGCAATTTGTTCTATGGTATCTCTCATATATGTATAGTTTTCTTTTGCTTTTTCATCATCGTTTAAACCATATTTAGATCCTATAATTCTTCTTTGTTCTAATGTAGCGAGTGCTATATCATTTTGTTCTTTTACATAATATTGATTCCTATCTTTTTGCATCTTAATTCTGCCTTGATTATGATTAATATCTAAATTTTTCATAGTTAGAGTTTTTTCATTCATGTCAATATATTTATTTTTTTGTACTAATTCTTTTTTTGATTTAAGCATTTCATCATAATCTTTTAAATATTCTTCATATCTATCACCATATTTATTATTTACAGTAGCCCATTTTTCTTCAAATTCAAGTTCTTTATTTTTTATTGATAAATCAAGCAAGTTTTTTTCATTATTTAATTTTAATTGTTCTGCTTCCTTTGCTATTTTTTCTATTGTCTCTAAAAGCATATTTTCATGAACTGGAATTTTAGCTGGACTTTTTACAGCTACTCCTTCAACACTAGTTGGATTTAATAAAAATCTACTTTGTGTATCAACTGTTATAGGTGAAACATTTGCTCCTGTTCTTTCTTTCATTATTTCTTTTTCTATAAATTCATTAGCCATTTAATCCTCCTATTCCACCGAAACCTTTAAAATCAAAGCTTTTGTGTTTCCATATTTTTTCAAAATTATTATCATTATTATAAGTTCCTGGAATTTCTTTTATATTTTCTTCTATTCCAAGCTTATTTTTGTATCTATTTATATAGTAATCTTTTCCAGCATCTAAAATTGTTTTAGTTATTCCATTAATCCCAGCAACTCTAGCATCCCAACCTTGATTTACTAATTGTTCTCCTGCTATATTTCCGTTTTCTATAGTTTGATTTAGTTGAGCTAAATCTCTTTTTAATTGTAATTCAGCTTGGCTATATGCAGTTAAATAATTTTGATTTATTCCTTCTTGTGTCTTATTATAATTTAATCCACTTTGATAATAGTAATTATTTGTTTGATTTTCTAATTCATCTATTTCATTTGTTTGATTTTGTATAAGAGTATTTGCTTTATCATTAGCTTCTAATTTAAGTTTATTAATACTATCATTTTGTATAGAGCTACTTTCAACATTTTCTATATCATTAAAAGCTAATTTACTTTTAATATTGGTAATTTCTTGCTCCAAATTTTCTCTTGCAGAAACATACCCAGATAATACTCCTCTTAAATTTCCTTCCAAAGCTCTACCTATTTCTTTTTGATTATATTCAAATTGTATTTTTGCTTGATCATCTTGATATTCTTTAATTTTTTTTATAGAAATTTTATTATTTTCAAAACTTTCTCTCAAGTCTTTTTCTTTAGTTCCAAGCTTTCCGTATATAGATTTAACTTCTTCTCCTGCATTTATAATTTTTTTCCCTTGCTTATATATTCCAAAGCCTTGCCCAATTCCTAATGCAAGATTCATTAATTTTAATCCCATCATTTAAATCACCTCTTAATCGCTTACAACTTCTATATTTATATCTATCCCTAAAATTTCAAATATTTTATTATTTTCATTAGAAATAATTTCTATATTGAAACCATTTAAAATTTGAAAACTTGTTTCTATTTTAAATACACTAAATAAATCGTCATCTATAGCACTTTTAGTTATCATAGTATTATTAATCTTAATTCCCTTTATTGCTGCCTTATCTTCATTCAATACTTTAATAAATACTCTTACAACTCTTGAAGAATAATCGTTACTATATTTTCCTCCTTCTCTAGTTTTTAAATATGGTGGATTGATTCTTAGAATAGATTTACCTACGTTTTCATCGCTTTCAATCATTATTTTATTTTCACCTAAAATAATTCCATTTATTATTTTTATGTTATTAGTATTTTCTGGAAGGTTTAACGAGTATCTTCTAAACATTTTATAGTCAAGTTGTTCATACATAAATAATTTATCTATAATTTCTTTTTCTTTTCTACAAGCAACTAAGTAGTATTTATTGTTATATTTTAATTTAAATATATTGTCAAATTTAGAATTTATCTCGTATTTTTCTACAAGAGTTGTTGAATAACTTTCTATTCCTTGTGAACTAGGTAATTGCTCAATACTCCTTAAATCATTTGTTGCAGTAAGGTAATAGAATACGTTATTTAATAAAGCTCCTTTATTTTTATATGAATATTGACACTCTTCATGACAAGGTAATTCTGAAGCAATGAATACACTATAACTATTTGATGTTAATATGTTATTTGTCGATACTACATAAACTCCTTTTGATGTAGTAATATACATTTTATCAGCTACATACATATCATAAATATGTGGGTATATATTATCTATTGGATTTGGTTTAAAAAAGAAAGCACTATCTAATTGAGTATTATTCCTAAAATCTAAATAATCTGATTTTTTAGAAAAGTATAGAGATCCATTATTAATTATTACTAACCTATCTTGATAAACTCCAATTGTTGTAATATTTTCATTTATTTTTATTAATTCACCAAATGTGAGATCCCCAGTTCCATTTCCCCCAAATGAAGTAAAATAATTCCCTTTATATAATGAATCATATTTTTCTCCACTAAGAGTTAATAATGAATTGCCAATATAATAATTTTTATTCCCAGTTATATTTTTATAATTATGAAGAACTCCAAAAGTCATTCCATCAGTAGCACCTTCTATATTGTCTTTAGACACAGATGCCTTATATTCTTTATATATTCTTGAAAGTCCTATATTACTTCCAGCCATTTTTATAACTCCAGCAGACACTTCAAGTTGCGGATTTTCAAAAGTTCCTAGTATAGATACTCTGATTTCTGAGCCAACTCTATAAGCTCTATAAATATCCATTCTTATAGGATCTTTATCCTTAACTGGTAATTTCATAAGACTTAAAAAATTTGATACTCCAACTGCTCCAGTATCCTTATTAAATTCAAAGACATAATTATTTGGACCAATTACAAATAATTTATCGTCACACATCTTAGCTATTCTAAAATTTCCTATATTTGTATTATTAATAGAAAGTTGTCTTCCTAATGAATTGTTAGTTTTTTCATATGTTGCTACTTTATTATCGTTTGTAATACAAATATAAAAATTATATTTAGTATCAATTATTTCCTTAATATTATGGTTAAAATTAGAGATAGCCAATTTCTTAGCTATCTTCAAATTTCCCATTTCATTTATTATTAAGTTTTCTATTTTTTGAGCAGATTGCTGATAAATTTCACTTTCCCTCAATCCACCTAATCTTTCACCAACTTCTCCATATGTAAACATATTATTACTAGCTATAAGCATCATTCATCACCCCAGAATTGAAATCCTTGTTGTGAAACTACATCATTTTTCAATAAAGTAACTTCATTAGTTAAAAGCTCTAAAGATTTTCTATAAGTATTATATGCAAATGCCATTTTTCTAGCTGTCATTGCTACAATTAAATTGAATAAATTATCTGGAATTTCTGATAAATCTATTCTTCTACAATATTGAATTTTTATTTTATCACTAGTTGAATATATAAATTCGTTTTCTAATCTATAATCATTATTAGCTCTTAAAATATTTAAACAATCAATAGGTTTATTAAATCTGTATTCATCATCAACTTTTCCATAATTTGTAAGTTCTACAGTTATAGCATTGAAAAGAAAAGCAGAAGAATATGCAATATTGTTTACCACACTATCTAATTGTTCTCCACAAGTTACATAGATGCCGCTTTTGTTATCATTATATATTGTGTTTTCTCCTAGCTTCAGTAATACATCTTTTATAATCGATCCTCTATCCATTTTGTCTCCTATTACAATTTAATAAATGGTCACAAATCTTTTGATAATCTGCTTCTACCTTATCTCCTAACTTGGATATCATTGCTTTTATTTCATTTTTTTGTTTTTCAGAGCTGTTTTTTATTTCTTCAAGTTGCTTGTCTAATTTTTCTTGATCTATATAATATGTCTCTTTTTTTAATCTTTTGTTAATTTGTCTCATTAGATAATTATGATAGCCTAAGATAACTCCACCCACTGTAATTAAAGATGTTCCAAGCATTCCTAATAACGTTAAAGTGATTTCTAATTCCATTAATCCTCCTTGTATGCAAACATCCCAAATGTTCTAACAGCTCTATACATTAACTGTCTTTTGAAAAAACCGACCCCTTGTTCTTTCATAACTG